TCTTGTTCACAATCATAGAGTTTCATTCTACTTCTATCGATTCCAATAACAAACCTTTTGAATATGGTTGGGTCATTGTATCGATTCTTTAACTGTTTGACTACCAACTGGTCTAGTTCTTCTAGTTCATCAGAAGTAATCAATGCAAACATAAAGTCAGCAGTAGCAGGTAGACCGAAGGATTCTGAAGTGTCGGTTAGGTCAATATCTGTAGAACCATAACCACTTCTTGTTGTTTGTGTTGCACTTACAATAGGAACATCATATTCAACTGCGAGTCCTCTTAGTTCTTCTGCAATACTCTTGACCAATGTGTATGAATTTGCACCTTGGCCTGGTCTTACTCTATGACTTGCACATATATTTAGGTAGTCTATGAATATCATATCAGGTTTAAAGTCCTTTTTGATATCTAACTCTTGTAATAGGTGTCTGAAGTGTCCTACGTGTGCTGATGCAGTAGGATACTCTTTGATGATAAGTTTACCTTTAGTTTTGTCTTTGAGTTTGTCAATCTTCTTGTCATACATTTTCTTAGACAAATCAGGTAGTTCTTTCATAGGAACGTTCATAACATTCGCATCAATACGTTCTGCAATTCTTTCTTCTGACATTTCAAGTGTAATGTATAATACATTCTTGTTCATCATCAATGCACTTGCGGCCATGTGACACATAAACAATGATTTACCTACACCAGTTCCAGCAAGACAAATATTGAGTGTCTTGTTTGGTAATCCACCTTTAGTAATCTTGTTGAAGTATTCTAGGTCAAACGGAATCTTCTCTTCTTCCGTATGGTAGAATTCAAATCGTGCATCGGCATCATCCAACTGGTCATGACCAATGTGAGTGTCAAAAGACACGGAAAGTGCATCCTTTAATAGTTCAGGTATTTCTCCTTTAGAACGTTTTGACTTTTCATCTAAGACTCCTATTGAGTCCATGACTGCAATATAGATTGCTCTATCTTTGCACCATTTCTCAGTCTCGTCAATCAACCAATCGGTTTGTGACTCCTCTGTAGATGAACCTATCTCCTGTAGAATTTTTTTAGTATTATTGACAACATTGTCACCGAGTTTGGTGTTGTTATCAATATTGATGAGAAGTGCTTCTACACTTGGAGATTTCGTGTATTTGTCGAAGTAATTCTTTACTTCGTTGAATACAGTCTGTTCGTCCAGTTCACTGAAATACTCTTCCTTGATAAAAGGAATTACTTTCCGTGTAAATGATTCATTACGAATCAGATTCTTCAGTATCGTTGTCTCTAGTCTTGCTTCCATATTTAAAGTATTCTTGTGCATGAGTTTCTAATGATTCCATCACCTCAGGTGTGAAATATTTTTCAGGGTTGTTGTTAATGGTTTTACCAAATTCAGTTTTACCATTTGGTAGTTTCACTCTTGTAGATGATTTCTCAAATACTCCGAATGCAAGTGCCATATCCAGCAAACCATAGTATCTATCGAGTCCTTTATCATATGATAATCTGACATCAACAATTCTATTCTCAACTGTTAACCTTGACTTTGCATTCTTACAATGAATGATATTACCAACAACTTCTGTTCCTTCTTTTTCTTTCTTCTTTGAAAGATATACAATTGATGATGCAGCATACTTCAATCCTGAACCACCACCCATTTCTTTCTGAGGGAACATTGAACCAATCACATCATACGTGTGGTTCGTTACTATCATCGGAACTCCTGCTCTACCTAACTTTAGGGTCAAGACACGGAATGCACCTTTGACAATCTGAGCACGAGTCATATCACGTGTCTCTTTACCATCTGCAGTGTCTTCGATTTCTTTGGTTGTAGATAACATACCAAGTGAATCCAAGACAAACATCATAGGTGGTCTATCGTCTTCAGGTGTTTCTAGATATCTATCAAGAATATTGATAGATTGAGTTCTGAATTCTTGAACAGTCACAACTGGAACAATAATCATTCTTGAGGAATCAATACCTCTTGATTCAATCATGTCTTTTGTGATTGCAGATTCAGATTCGAAATACATCACTGCAGCCTCAGGATTATCATCCAAGAACTGTTTAACCATTCCTAATGCAAAGAATGTTTTACCAGTTGCAGATTCACCAGCAATTGCAGTAATTTTGTTTTTGGGAAGTCCACCGTATAGTGAACCACTGAGTAATGCATTGAAGATGTAAGAACCCGAATCGATGAACGAGTCTACGTCTCCTGCTGCAACTCCATCAGATACGATACCAGCGTATTCGTTACCCGATGCTTTTACTAAGTCTTTTATTATTGACATAACACTTCTCCATAATGTATATCATACCATTATAAAGTATTATGTGGGATTTGTAAAGGGGGTTTTTATTCTTCTTCTTTGTATTGGTCACACATTTTTCCATCAAATTTGATGTGTTCTTCCATCATCTTTTTAATTTGATTGATTTGTGCTTCCATCATAATCAATACACCGACAATTCCACCGATTGATAATATATAAAATAAATCGATGATATGAATCTTCATGATACTTTATCGATGTCCTTCTGAGTGACTAGTCCACTTTCCATAACAAACTTTCTGTTATCTAAGTGTTGTTGTTCTACTAAGTCTTTATTTTCACCACTGTATTTAACTGCATGATGGTCTTCAATCATTTGGTCGTTGACATTGATTTCCGTTTCAAATACGGGATGACCTTCTGCATGGTGGGCAATAAGAGTTCCTAGGATACGTCCAAACTTACCCTTATCGTGTGAGATTAATGATATTGATTCTGCTTGTTCTAATAAACCTTTGAGGTGTTTCTTAGATGCTTTACCGAATAGTTTCTCTACCTTGTCTCTAGTTCTAGATTCAGGCGTGTCGATTCCGACCATTCTGACTCTTTGTTTTTTGAGAACTGTTGAGAAACCCAAGTCGATATCTACATCGACTGTATCGCCATCAACCACTTTTACCACTGTTACTTTATACTGATACATGTTTTTATTTATAGTTCTCTAAATTGCACTGAAACTCCACATCCACAAGATGACTCTTCGTTTGGATTCAGAAACTTAAAGAACTCGTTTAGTCCTTCTTGCACCCAATCAAGTGTCATTCCTTCAAGATAAGGTTTACTTACTGGGTCTACGAGAAAACTAAATTTACCATAGTCGATTACTTCGTCTGTAGTGTTAGGAAGTGTTTCACTTCTGAATAGGTATTCGTATCCAGCACAACCTCCTCCCGTGACACCAAGTCTTACAAACTCAACGTCTTTTTCGATTAACTTTTGGATTGCTTTATCTGTTGCTTCAATCATTTTATGCCTCTATGTATCTATGTGATTGGGGTGCTGTTAAACATTGCGAATAATATTTCATTAAGTATTTATGTTCGGAACTATCGGGAACAATACCATAAGCGTATTCTTCTATAATTGGTGAATCATTTGGGACTGGATATTGAACTGTAGAAAAATCATTATCTGCGATAATCGGATACGGTCTATATTCTTCTAACCATGGATATGTTCTTTTATCCATCCATAAATCATTTGGGGATAGAACTCTTTCTCTAACATCTTGACAAAAGATTTCTGCTGCCTCAGGTTGAATTGCATATGCATGATGTCCAAAAAAGTTTACCTGTTGTAAAGGTTGAAGACCATCTTTAGGTTCTTCATAAACCATATGTTTTGGTCTGATGTAACTTGGTCTTCCAAAATTTACGCACATTTTAAAATCTATATCAGGTATATTATCTACAAAAATTGCATCGTGTTCTAATATTAAGATTGGTTCTCCTAAGTCTATACAAGTTTCCCATAAGAGATAATGTGATGCAAAACAAGCACCAACATTGTCGGGTCTTGGATAATCGTCAAAGGTATTCTTGTAAGGTAATATATGTTTCCAACCGTTGGGTAATACTGCATGAAACTTTTCAATTGGTGCATTGTATCCTACTTTCTTTGCAGATTCGATTGTTTGATTTGCCGAATTTACTGAGTCTTGGTTATGACTTAACGTGATTATAAAAGTGTTCATCTGCATCTAACTCCCTGTAATTTTTAAAATCTATATTATCTTTCATTTTTATAGTATCACCCGATTGTATAAGTGTAAAAGTTTCTTCAACTTCAAAACAATATGGTCTACATTTTTCTATGAAGGGAAACCAATATGAATTTAAGAATGTATCAGCAGGTTCTAGAGGTCTACTATCTTCTCCCCTCAACCAATCCATAATATATCTTGCTGCACTTGGTTTCATTTGATATGCATGATTACCTAGAAATCCACCCTCATGTGGTAAAACCCCAACACCTGTTTCTTCAGGTCTTCCTTCTAATCCCCACGAAGGTTTACCATGTGTAACAACACCCTCAAAATCTATATTGGGTAAAGGTCTTTTCATTACTGCATCATGTTCTAATATTAAAAAATTTTGTTCTTGGGTTGCACATCTAGACCATAACATTAATTGTGATGCAAAACAAGCTGCAACTGCATCAGGTCTAGGTTGTTGTTCAAAATTGTTTTCTACATTTTTACCTATGATTGTATTAATTAAGTGTAAAGGATTATCTTTTGGTGTAAATGCTGGAGTTATTTCAGGTTTGATTCCATATTTCATACATGAATCATAACATCTATTTGCTAGTTTTAATGATTCAGGATGATGGGTAACTGTAATTATAAAAGTTTTCATGCAAAAAAACTATCCAATGATGCGACTGGTTCTACATTCCAGTCTATTTTCTCTACGATGACTTTGAGTGGTTCAACAAAAGACTTGTCAAACTGCATGTCATAATCTACAAATCTATGTAGGTCAAACTCACGAGGTAATACTGACTCAAAAGAAATCACATTCTCATTGATTGAATTGGGTAGTGTAAGATATGTAAAGTGTATTTTAGAACCATTTTTGATAGAATCATATCTCATGTCAAGTTCCTTTTTCTTCAATAGATTATTATATAAGAGAGAACCTCTGACATGAATCGGTGTTCCTTTAGTATAGATTGTAGATGAGTCTGCATATTGAGCAAGACTTTTACATCCTCTTGGAAATGCAACTTCTTCTGCTGGAAGATTTCTAAATTCTTTTCTTGCAGTTTCTACAAACTCCCATAATTCTTTTTCTCCTTGAGTCATAACAACTTTAAGTGCTTCTTCCAGTTTCTTTCTGACCCATTGTGGAGTTGAAGACTTTGCAGTTTCAATACCCATCATTTTAAGTTTGGGTTCTGCGAGTCTTACACCTTCGTTATCATATACGTTTAGAATATATCTTTTCTTTGCAGTCCAAATACCTTTGTCTGCAATCACCTCACGTCCCATTTCCATCTTCTGTTGAAATGCATTCGTGTATTGTGCGAGATTATCAAAACCTTTTTCCAATGCATCTTCGATTTGTTTTTCTGCTTTGGATAAGAAGTCAATAACCTTGTCCTTCGGTGTGTCTTCGGGAAACACTTGTGACACTAGTTTATCCATTGTAATGTAAACTGAATCGGTATCGATTGCAATCACATAATCTTCATCCGTCTTTAGAACTTTGTTTAGATATTCGTTTACAACTTTCTCTGCATGTTGAATCACATACTGACCACTAAGTGTAATTGCTTCTGCAAGGTCAATAGAAAAGAATGCAAAGTATTGATTTGCAAGAGCACCATAAGCAGAGTTCAATGCAATCTTACGAACCTGTTGATTGTTATATGAACGTTTGATAAGTGTATCGAGTTCTCTTTTACGTTTGATATCAGTGCAAGTTTCCTTCTCCTTCTGATACTCAATCATTCTCTTCTTCCACATCCTACGTTCATCGTAAAACTTTTCCATGAGTTCAGGAAGGAATCCTTGTTTATCACGTTTGAACATGACTCCGTTAGGTGTTACTGTATTATTACACTGATGAATATATGATAAATCACACTCTTGACTGAGCAAACGTTTTACACTTGTATCTTGTCTTTGACCCATCACCATTTTCTCAGGTGAAATATTGAACTGCATAATCAAGTGTGGATATAGAGAGTTGAGGTCAAAAGACATGACCCAATTGTGACCACCGACTTGTGGTTCTTTGACATATGCACCAGCGATAGGTTTCATTTTATCATTACCAGTCTTCATTCTTGGTGGTGGTGTTTGAATACCTTGGTCTTTCAAGAAGTTGTAGATAATAGTTTCCCAATACTTCACCATTCCAAACACATCAGAATAATTACACTTGGCATTGTATGCCATAGTTTGTGTTAGTTCAATGAATCCAAGTTTCTCTTCGAGTTGTTCTACAAGTAATACGTCTTTGACATTGTATTCCAAGAACTTTGCATAGTCCTGTTTGTAAAGTGTATGAAGTGAACCATACTCTGAGTAATCTAATTTACCTGTTCCAAGTTCTACTTGTGCAATGTGTTCTAGTTTGTAAGATTCTTGATTGACAAAGGTATGTTTCTTATAGAGTTCTAGATAGTCAAGCACATTTATACCATGCAAGGTATAAACCATATTCTTTTGGTATCCATATGAGGTAAACTCTCTGACATCTGACATATTCCATGGTGAAAGTTTCTTGTGTTCTCCCTCACCAAATAATCTGTCTATACGATTACAAAGATATGTGATATCAAAACTGTTTACATTCCAACCAGTAATGATATCAAAGTTTTCTTTTCTCCAATAGTTTACAAATTGTGTAAGTAGTGTTGCCTCATCTTTACAGTTGTGATATACAATATCAGTCTTACCATGTTCCCATGCACCAATACCAAATACATGTGCATCTTTACCATAAGGTTTGATACAGATTGCATTGACTTTTTCACCTGCCAACATAGGTTCAGGGAATCCATCTTCACACTCACACTCAATATCAAGTGTTGCAACTTTTGGTAAAGTGTGGTCGAACTCAATGTCGCCTGGGAATTTATCTGCGATGTAAGTGTAAACCCATCTGTCATATCCATGGATTTCAAATCCTTCTACACCTGTATATCTTTCTTTGAATTTCTTTGCACCACCCATAGAATTGAGATTGACAACCTCGAGTGGTCTTCCATCTAGTGAACGATAAGGAGTGTCTCCTTTCTTTGATGGGATGTATAAGTTGGGTCGGTAGGAGACAGCAAGTTTCTTCTGTTTCCCATTCTGATAACCACGGACAAGGATTTTGTCTCGGGTGCGAGTGACGTTTGTGTAAAAATCCATACTGTAATAATACTACAGTAGGTCTATTCTGTCAAGGTCTTTTGTGGTCTATTGTTTAATAAATCTTGAACTGCTTCGAACTTTTCTTTTGCGTTTGCATACTTCTCAACTTGAG